TCTGTTTAATCGGATTATATGTGTTTTAATGGTATATAATACTTGTTCATTATTATTACATATATCCACATAACCCAAAAATCCCTCTCCTATTTTTCTTGTGTATGGTTTAATCATTTTACTTTCTCCTTATTTTCTGTTTATTTTTAGAAAGGCATTCCAGGATTATTATAATGGAGATAATTATCAATTTCATCCTGGACTTCAGTACAAAGAGAAACAGGTTTGTTTTCAGGATAAGTCCAGACAGTAGTGCTCAAAATAAGATGATATGATAAAAATCCTAATCCTCTTTTTTCACAATAATTCGCAAAAGAGTTTAACCACTCCTGAGGCAAGGCAAAGTCAAAAGATTTTGACTTGTCATAATTCGCAAATAATTCTCCTTTACTTACCCTTCTTTTTTCCAGTTGTGCTATAGAATAGGTATCAGGCTCCTCCCATGTAAATTCCAGTGATAGAATCCAGACAGGATATTCTTGACAATCTATATCCTCTTGACTTTCTGTTTCAAAATTAAAATCCAAATTTGGAGCATTTACTTCATCCATATAATCTTTATTCTCTTTTTTCAATTTATCAATTATTTTGTCAAGTTGTTTGTCAAGATTACCTATAAAGTTGTGATATTTGGCTGTATAGGTTATATGATCCCCTATCATATTGAATTCTTGTTCCAGTGATTCTATACACTGTTTAATTGTGGTTTGATTGTCAATTGATATAGTAATCATAACTCCACTTGTTCCTCCAAAATAATCAGTCAATGAAACTCCATGATCCATTAAACGAATTGTGTTTGTCTTTTCCATTGTACTATCTCCTTTTTTAGGTTTAGTTATCTTACTTTGTCCTACTTTTCTTTCTTACTTCATTCTTATTTTTGGCGATGCATTCCATATATAGGAGAAATAAAGCCAAATTAAATAATTGATACTGTATATTCTAAATAATTGATTTACCATTTTTTGAGTTTCGTTTGTTACGATAATTTCTTTTTTACGGTTTGATATCGTAACACATAAGTCAATATATAATTGACTTTCGATCATATAATTCAAGGCAGAATCAGTGTAATAATTTAATCCGCTTTTTTTGGCGTATAACCTTTTCATATAATCCATTATATTTTTCCCTTTTGGTTATGGTTTAAACCAGTATTAAAACAGGTTTAATAGGTTTGTTATGGTATATAAATTGAAGTCAAAATAATCAAAACAGGTTAACAATAAACAGATACCAAAAATCAAAACCGTATTTAATACGGTATTCAAAATAAATGATAACATGGTATTACCTCCATTTTAGATATACAGTTTAAACGCCTAAAATTACCCTTTTTTGAAGGTTTTGTCCTTTAAGATATACTTCCCTATGGGTTTAATAAAAACGCCGTTATTTGATAGGAAAAAACCCTTAGAATTCAATCTTACTTCATAACTGGAATAATACCCGATCAAAAAACCCTTTTCCTTTACAGGTCTTTTCACTTTTGGCATATAACCAACAATTACAACTCCCATGATAAAATCCTCCACTTTTACTATAGGTTATAAAATACCAAAACCGTATTAGGTTTTTTCATTGCCTAATACGGTTTTGATTAATGGTATGGTTATGGTTTTATTTTACAATATACTTTCTTCCATTTTTCTTTAACAAACCTTCTTCAATCAAATTATTTAAAGCTGCGGAAGTTGCATTTGTAGCTTTTGGATTGGAATTACCTCCGGCTGCTACAAAAATATCATCTTGTTTTAAAAGGATATCCTTCATTGTAAAAGTCTTTTCTTTTTTCATTATTTCTTCAATAGCCTGCTGGATTGCCTGTTTTCTGGTAAATTTGCCTGAAGCCTTCCCTCTGGTAAAAGTCTTTTTTTCTGGTTTGTTTTCCGTTTTAACGGTTTTGGTTTTATCGGTACCAGTACCAGTACCAGTTTTATTATCACCTTTAAAAGATGTAACAGGAGCCAGTGAATAAGCGTTTTTAGTACAATCCAATAAACCTACCTTGACCAGTCTTTTGATACTACCTTTCACCATCTTAGGCGAAAAATCCTCCAGTGTATCAGATACAATGATATTTTTTTCAGACAATGCGTTTTTATCATCGAATAAACCAAAGATTGCTTTTTCGATTTTTGTTAAACCCATGATAAATGAAAGTCTGTTTTCCGCTTGAATTTCTTCTTTGGTTTTAACAGTCTTTTCCGCTTGTTTAACAGACTTTTGGTTATTAGGTGCTATATTACCATTGCCTGTATTCAAATGCGTGATTAAAAGGTTTATGGTATCTTTGTGACAAGATACCAGTTTATGTAATTCTTTGATTTGTTTATCTTGTTTTTGCAGGATATCAAACAAACAATCAAATCTTGATTTTTCTTTCATATCAAGTTGATTGATCAACATAGCAGTATCGGGAGACAGTGCTTTTACCTTTTCAGGTATAGATACAATGACTTCATCCTTTTCCTGTAATTCTTTTTCTTGTTCGATTACACGATTAATTTCTTTTATTGCTATACGCAATTCAGATACATAATCTTTTTTAACCCTTGTGTTATTTGCTTCAGTAATAATGGTTATGAAATCGTTTGACAGGTTTTTTCGTCCTTCAGTATTCAAAAGGTTATATACATCAGATTTGACCTGTTTTAATGTGCATGTATCCAGTTTAATAATAGCAGTTTGTAACGCCTCCCTAATTGCTATCATGGCAACAAGTTTGTTTTCTTCTTTTTTCTGGTATTCGGATTTTTTGACTTCCTCTGGATTGATACCTACACTGGTAATAATGGTTTTTTCCTTTTTTCCTTTTTTAGAAACAGGTTTTTTGACAGGTTTTTCAATCAATCTATATTTACCTTCTTTTGTTTTTTCGATGATACCTGCTTTTATAGCACCTTCTCTGATTTGTTTTCTTTCTTCTGGATCAACAAAATAATCAGACAGTGCTCGTCCTAACTGTAAAGCAGTCAATTCCTTTTTTCCATTAAAGATACCTTCAATGATTTTTCTTTCGTCATTAGATACATTAGAAACGGTTTTTTCTTTCATGTCTTTTTCTCCCTTTTTGGTTTGTTCGGGTTTTTGTTCATTACCTTCATTTGAAAAAAATTCAAGGTTTTTGGTTTTTGCATTAACGTACGCAATGCCAGTCTTTAATAAACAATTCATTGCTTCAATAATGGTATCATGCGCGTGTCCCTTTTTAATTAGGGCATCACGTACCATATCTTTTGACATACTTTTTCGATTTGTAATTCCAAAAATATCAGCGATTGCCTTGTCAATTGGTTTAGTGGTTTTTGTTGTCATGGTTACTACCTCCCTTTTGGATTAAATATTAAATTGTGCAATAATTGATAAAAAACCCATTGCAATAAAAACAATGCTAATTCCTGTAATGATTAAACCGTCAAATTTGTTCATGGTTTGTTCCTCCCCTTTTGGTTTGTTGGTTAGGTTCTCCCACCGGAGAACCATATAAAATATGGTATCTAAAATCTATACCTATATAATGATACTGTCAAGGGTTTTTTTACATATTTTTAAAACACCTTTTAAAATCAATACCATTAATAAAAAACCTGTTTTTATATAATGAATAAAAACAATGATACCAGTATCAGAAACAAATGATATAATTCCTGTAATTACCCGTTATGGTATCTCCACTTATGCATATATCATACCATTGGGAGAATACAGGAAAAATACATAATTTATAATCAAAAATAAAAATCAAAAATAAACCCCATAATCTCCCATTTAAGACGTATAAACAGGAGATACGTATAACCATATTAAAAAAAGTTGTATCTAAAAAAATGCTGGAGAATCGTATCAATAAACCCTTTCAGGAGCTATAAAAAGAAATAATAAAAAAATCCATGAAAAACAATAAAACTATATAAAACCATAAAAAGAAACATATGGCATATATCATGCATGAGTATCCTATAATCTAATATCTGATACCTGCCTGATACCTGTATAATACCTGTATAATACCTGTAATAAATGGTTAAAAAATCGGGGTTATAACGCACCCTCTAACAATACGCTTTTCTCCACTTCAAATAATAGTAAAAGGATAAAACACAATTACTCCAAATAAGTAATAAGTAAATCAACTCCGGGAAAACAGTACCAAATAACATAGGAGAATTCATAACACATGGCATATTGTATGCATTATTATACAAGAACCATACCAGGAGAAACAACAAAATAAATCTGATTAGATATATAATTAAAGCAGGAGGGCCATTACAAGGCGATTTAAACCCCTATATATACTATACAGGTATCCATATACCAGATACCATATAAAAACCCTTTTTAGACTATACTCCATGCGTTTAAACCATATAAACAGCCAGGAGCAGAGAACAAATCCTATTGACGAAATGGGGGGTGGGGTGTCGGGGGGTAACGCACCCCCTATAAAATTTTTATATATTTTAGGAGAGAAAAAGGGTATTACTATATTTATATATAAACACCCTAATAAAAATACTGTTACCTAAATTACCACAAAAACAGTATATACCTGTATATGGTTTTATATAATTTTTCCCATAAAAGTAGAAGGAAGATATAATAATTAAAGGAAAAAAGAATAAAAACCCTATATGCCATATACAGTTTTTTATATATACTTTCATAGGCTAAAATATTTTTTTATAGAATTTTTAGAGAAAAAACACTATTACCTAAAGGAGGTATTATGTTTGTTAGAGGAAGTAGAGGAAAGAAAAAGGATAAAGTTAAGGAGAATAAAAGCGTTTCATTTAAAAGGAGAAAAATACCTAAAACAAAGATTAAGGAGAGTAAAAAGGATTCGTGTAATTTACCAGATGCTCCTATACCGGATTATTTACCAGTACTCACTTCTGATATAACCGATATAACGCCTGATGAATTAATGTTTGCGTACTCCTGGGCCAAGTATCCAAATAATCCCACTAAAGCATTACAGGAGTGTGGAATACAGGCTCAAGGGAAAAAGAGAAAAGATTTATTAACTGAACTCATAAGCAGTATTCCAGTTCAAAAAGCATTTAGGGAAGCTCTGTTAAATAGGATACAGGCACTTAAAGCAACTAATGATAAATCTAAAAAGTATTTAAGTTGTATGGCGTATTTGGATAAAGGAGATGCATTTGATAAATACGGTAATCTGTTACCACTTACTGAAATGCCATTCCATGTTCGTATATGTGTCCAAGAGTACGAAGAAAAACAAGTAACCCCGGTAAAGGGTGCTCCATATACAATAAGGAAGTGTAAATTTGTTGATAGTAAGGATGCTCTTAAAACCCTTATGGGGGATACAGGAGCTGCGGGGAAAGAGATGGCACGTTTGTTAGGATCAAATAATACGTTCATTCAAAACATCACCAATAACAATATTATTGGATCAGGTAACACGTACAATACATTAGTGCAAAATAAATTGGATTTAGGGAAATTAACTCCTCTTGAAATGGATATTTTATTTAAAGCCTTAGATATTAATGCAGATCAAAAAGCACTTGAAGCTACATCTATGGTACAAGAAGTTATTGATACCGAAAGTAATGAATACAAGGATAGAAATCCAGAACCAATTTTAGAAGGAGAATAGATTATGGCACGTATAGGATGTTTTGAAATAAGAAAATTGGATAAAAAACAAACAAATTTAGAAGTAACTATAATAATAACAAAGGAGTTTAGATTTAGAATTTGGATAGCTAAAAAATTATTTAAATTAGGAGCAGCTATTTTAGGTGCAAGTCTTTTTATTAATGAAGATACTAATTCTGATTAGGAGAATAAAATGATTAAAATAATATGCAATAATGAAATACCAAATGGACACGTAAGAATTATTAATGAAGATGGAAAAGAAATACGAGGAGTGAGATCGGTAGATATAAGAATGCGTGTTAATGAAATTATTACAGCACGACTGGATATAGAAGTAAATGATATAAGTATTCAAGCTGAACCATTATTGAGTTACAATACAATAAAAAAAGCTGCTGAATATTATGGATACCAATTGGTTGTAAAAGGAACTTAAAATGGGAGCTATAGATTATAATCACCAATTAGAAGTACTATCTGATCAAGTTGTTTCTAAAGTAGGCAACTTGAGTATTATGGAATTGAAATCCCAAAGGTGTAAAGTTGATTACTTTTATTTTATACAAGAGTTTTGGGATACTATTGTAAATGATCCTCCATATTGGAATTGGCATATTCCTTATATCTGTTCTCAAATAGAAAGACTTGTTCATAGGATTCATAAACGATTACCAAGGGAACATGATTTAGTTATTAATCTTCCCCCCGGTACAACTAAGTCACTTATATGTACGGTATTTCTTGTACCGTGGATTTGGTCAAATTATCCTTACTTCAGGATTATTAAAGTATCGTATTCTGATTATCTTTCTCTTGAACAAGCAGACCTTATTCGGGATATTGTTAGATCACAAAAGTATCAAGATATGTTTCCCGGCATACGCCTTAAAAAAGATAATACAGGTAAATCAAACTTTAAAGTAACTTATAAAGAAGTAGGGGAAGATGGATATGAGTTTTGGAGATTAGGGGGTGGTGTATTAAGTACATCAGTAACAGCAAAAGCAACTGGATTCCATTCTCATTTAAAGATAATAGATGATCCACTCGATCCATTTAAGGCCCATAGTGAATCTGAATTGAAAACTTGTAATACTTGGTTGTCTCAAGTATTGTCTAATAGGGTTGTCGATAAACGTATTGTACCTGAATTAATTATTATGCAAAGGGTACATAAAAAAGACCCTTCAGGAATAGCCCTTGAAAAAGCGAAAAAAGGGAAAAAGGTAAAACATATTTGTTTGCCTGGAGATATTCTTACAAAAGGAAATAAGAAAAGGGTAACTCCACCAGAACTTGTTAAAATATACCAAAAGCAAGATGGGTATTTGGACCCAATTAGATTAGATAAAGAAGCACTTCACGAACAGCTTTTAAACTTAGGTCAATTTGGATATAAATCACAGATTGATCAAAATCCTACCTCTCCCGGTTCCGGGATGTTTCAAGCATTTAAAATCAGTACAATTGATCCAAACGATTTCAATGAAATACAAATTGTTCGTATTATCCGTTATTGGGATAAAGCCGGTACGCAGGATGGTGGTACATATACGGTTGGTGTAAAAATGGCTCAATTAAAGAATGGTCGTTTTCTCATTATGGATGTTGTTCGTGGACAATGGGGAGCAACTAAACGAGATATGATTATTCGAGAAACAGTTCGATTAGATGGGCCTTTAGTTCCGCAATACATAGAACAAGAACCCGGTTCAGGTGGTAAAGATAGTGCTTATATTTCTAAAGCTGAAATAGAGAAAATGGGTAATAAGGTTTTTTTAGATAGGCCCACTGGTGATAAGATATACCGAGCTGATCCATTTAGTGTAGCTGTCAATTTAGGTTATGTAGTTATGTTTAAAGCCTCTTGGAATGAAGACTACATAACAGAAATGGAAGATTTTCCAAATGTAGATGATAAAGACCAAATTGATGCTTCATCAGGAGCATATACCGCACTTAAATCCAGTAAAAGGGCAGGTACATGGTGATTTATATTGATACTTTTAATGAATTGAAATTAGATGGGGTTATGTTTGGGAAAATAAAAAATTGGTTATTAGTAATTAGTACCAAACGTGACATTGTTCATGTGTTTACCACTACTGATGAAAGGGCATTGAAAGGTATGATGGTTAATTCGATCAAAAACGACCAAAATAAAGCTGTTTGTGATACAAGGTAGGTCTTACTATGCCTTTGCCTTGCATCTTTTTTCAAAAGCCTTATCTTTCGGTCAAACGAAATACTATTTACTAAATTTAGTAACTTTCAAAAAGTGAAATGGGAAGGATATGAAACGAGGAAAACGATCCTTACAAATATTAAGGGAAAAGAGACAACTCCAAGCTCTTAGTATTGTTTCTTCCAGATTAAAGTATAGTGCTGCCCTTGGAGAGACATACGGAACAGCCAGAGACTTATACCAGACATTAGGTTGGAAGAAAACATTAAAATTTTCTGATTTCTATCGAAAGTTCCAAAGAAATGAAATAGCAAAGATGGTGATTCAACGGATTGCAAAGTCCTGTTGGTCAAATCCACCACGAGTAAGTGATTCTCAAAATGAAGTTACTAAATTTTCGCAAACATGGAGTGAACTTGTCAATAAAAAGGCTATTTTTAGGGACATTTACCGTGCTGATAAACTTCTTGGATTAGGAAGATACGGCATCATTTTATTAGGTTTAGATGATACGAATGATTTTTCTAAACCAGTGAATATAGAGAAAGTATCTGAACTACTTTATATTCAGCCATATTCTGAAGATACTGCTAAAATAGATAAATTCGACACACAAAAAAATTCCATAAGATACGGTCAACCAGTTCTTTATGATATAAATCCTGATCAACAAGATGATCAGGCAATGACCATTCCTTCCTTTAAAGTACACCATTCCAGAATTATACATATTGTTGAAGAACCGATGGAAAATAATGTATATGGTGTTCCACGCCTTGAAGGTATATATAATCGGTTAGACGATATTGAAAAAATTCTTGGTGGCAGTGCTGAAATGTTTTGGCGAAATGCTTCCCCAGGTAAAGTAGCTAAAGCTGATCCTGAGTACCAATTCGGTACAGAAGAAAAAGATGATCTCCAGACCCAATTTGATGAATATGAGCATAATCTGAGAAGATGGCTTAAAGTTCAAGGGGTGGATATTAAGAATCTTGAAACTAACATTATGACTCCAAGGGAATTTGTAGAAGTACAATTAAATGCTGTAAGTATTGCTACTGGTATTCCTAAACGTATATTGATGGGGTCAGAACGAGGTGAGCTTTCCAGTAATCAAGATGAAAAAACATGGAACAACCTTGTTCGTGAAAGAATGGAGAATTTCTGTACGCCTGAAGTACTTAAACCTTTGATTGATAGATTAATTGAATATGGCGTTTTGCCAAAACCAATTGATAATGTATATAAGATTGATTGGAAAAGAATGTCTGCTCTTGGTGAAAAAGAAAAGGCAGAAATCAATTATAATAAAACAAAATCAATTAAAGAATACACGAATTCTCCCGGTGCTGATATGTTGGTTCCGCCTCAAATATTTCTTCGTGATTTTCTGGATATTGAAGAAGATACAATTAATGAAATTAAAGATTCTTTGGGAGATGAAGGGTTTAAGCCTTTGGGTATTGAGTCAAATATACCGGATACGGAATAATGCAGACCCAAATTTTCAATTCAATTTTAAGGCTTGACCCAACCAGAACCCTGACACTTAGGGAAAGGCTTGTATCGGTCTTAAATCGCAAATTTAATGCTTTAAAAAAGGTAATTACTGAAAGTATTGTTACTAATGATTGTTTTGGTTTAACAATTACAGTAAATGAAGCGTTAAGACCGGGGGAATTTGCTTTTTTAACTGATCCAGAAAAAACACAGTTATTTATGGAATGGTTTAGGCAACAAATTGATTTAGGAGTTCTTGAGTTAAGAACAACGCAACAAATTGGTTCAGCGGTAAATGCTTTTTGGTTAAATGCGTATATTGATACTGCTTATAAAAAAGGAATGCAAAGAGCAAGAACTGAATTAAAAAAGAAAGGGTATCCTATTTCACCAGAAAGATCAGTAAATGCGGATTTTCATTTGCCTATTCATGTTGATAGAGTTGGTTTATTACATACAAGGGCATATAAAAACCTTAAAGGTATTACGGATGAAGTAGATAAACAAATATCAGATATATTAGCTCAAGGAATGGCTGAAGGTAAAGCACCAAAGGAACTTGCCCGTTCTTTGAATAAAAAAATTGATAGTATTGGAAAAAATAGGGCAACTTTATTAGCAAGAACGGAAATAATCAGATCACATCACCATGCAACTATCCAAGAATATGAAAATTGGGGAGCTGTTGGTGTTACTGTTTTAGCAGAATGGCAAACTGCTGGTGATTCAAGAGTATGTGAAAAATGTAATCGGTTGGCAAATCAACCAACAAAATTTGGGAATGGAATTTATACATTAAAGCAAGCCCTTCCAATGATACCAGTACATCCTCAATGTAGGTGTGTTTGTTTACCTCTTGATATAACCGATAACATTGAACTTAGGGAAAAATTAAATGAAGAATAAATGCCAAATACATATACAATTCAATGAAGCAATTCAAAGTAGGCGAGAAATGCTTAATGGAGAAGCGTATATTGTATATCCTGTTATTATGATGACTGAAGGGGTACATGCTGGATCAGGTGGACCAACACTCTATACTTCTCAAGAATTAGCTGAATATTATTGGACTTGGAATGGAATGCCTGTAAGTATTAATCATCCTCAAGATGTAGATGGTTCCCCTATTTCTTGTAATGATCCTCAAGTATATAATACACAGGTTGTTGGTAAAATATTTAATACAGTTTTTGAGGATAATAAACTTAAAGCTGAAGCATGGCTTAAAGAAACAGTATTAAATACTCTTGGAACAGAAGTAATCAAAGCTCTTGAATCTGGAAACAATTTGGAGGTAAGTACTGGTTTATTTTGTGATGCAGAAGAGGTTTCGGGAGATTGGAATGGAGAAACTTATAATGCAGTTGCAACCAATATCAGACCAGATCATTTAGCCCTTCTTCCGGGTGGTGTGGGGGCTTGTTCTTGGAAGGATGGTTGTGGAATAAGGGCAAACAAAGGAGAGGACATGAAAAAAGAATCGTTGAAGTATTTTCAAAAGAATGAAGATACAAAACAGTTTAAATTTTTAGATAATGCGGATTTTGATTATACGCAGTTGATTGATTCAGCTTATGGGTTGGTTGATTCAATGGATGATGATCAATATTCGTATTATCTAAGAAAAATGTATCCCGATTTTATGGTTTATACAGTTAGACCAAGAAGAGGAGGGAGTACAGGGGCAAAAACATATAAAAGAAATTATTCAGTAGATAATGCTGGAAAAATTTCTTTTAGTGGTGATCCAGTCGAAGTAGTAATAAAAGAAACTATTGAGACTGTTAACAATAAAGGAAATAAAACAACAAACCAAAACAAGGAGGAAGGTATGGCTAAGACTATGCAGGAGTGCTGTCCTAAGAAAGTGGACGAACTCATTAACAACAATGAGAATTTTACTGATGATGATCGTGAAGTTCTTTTGGCAATGACGGAGGATGCTTTTGCGATGGTAGTCAATAAAGCAAAACCCATTGAAAACAAAGAAACAAACAAAAAAGAAGAAGAAGTAAAAGAAACAGAGGAAAAGAAACCTGAAACAAATGAACAGGAAATTGAAGAAGTAAAGGAAACAAAGAAAATGTCATTTGATGAATTGCTGGCGAATGCTGATCCTGAAGTAGCAGAATCCATTCGTAACGGACATCGTATTTTTCAGGAGAATAAGAAAAAACTGGTGCAGGAAATTCTTGCACATGAGTCTAATTCATTTACTGAAGATGAATTGAAAGTTTTTCCTTATGATCATTTGGAGAAATTGGCATCTTTTATTCCGGAGAAAAAGGGTGCTAATTATGTAGGCAATGCTGGAAGTTATCCGCATATTGTAGATAATGATGATGCCAGTGAAGGTGTTCTGCCTGATATGGACTTTGACTTTGCTGCCAAAGATTAATTTTTAATTAAAGTTAATTGAGGAAATTGCTTTAATATATGTTACGATTAATAAAGGAGAAAGAAAATGAGTAACACAATTGTTTTAAAACAAGTACAGATCGGACGAGCACAGATTGAAAAGCAGGCTGTTGCCGAGCTTTATCCCGGTCATCTTTTGGAAAGAACTTCCGCTGATAAGGTCCAGAAACATTCTACTTCTGGTGGGTCTTGTCCTCTTCCTATGTTTGCTATTGAGGACGAAAATCAGGGTAAAGGCATTGATGATGCTTATGCTGCTGATGCAAGGGTAGTTTGTTGGATGCCTCAGCGTGG